CCAAGTCTCAATCCTAAATTGTTTAGGATTTGAGGGGGATCTTTGAAAAGATCTTTTGGATAGAGATTGGTTGTGTCCTGGTGGTGCTTTCATTCGTTATGCTGTAGGTCAACCCATGGGGGCCTATTCTTCCTTTGCGATGCTAGCCTTAACTCAACATGTGCTAATGCACCTGGCGCATATCATTAGTAAAGAAGGACTGTATCCATCATATCTGCATGGTTATCTTATCCCATCTGGGTGAGATGATCGGGGCAGAAGCCGGTATTCGGTGCTTGGTGATGATACTGCGGCGGATTCTAGAACGGTAGGGTTCTACTACGCTCACCTCCTTCGGGAGTTGGGTGTAGTAGTGAACCCTATTAAAGGTTTTTCAGGAGATATCGTGGAGTTTGCAAAGCAGATTTTCATACAAAAGAATCAGGGTTTCCATACACACTCATCTATCAATTTCATCGATTTTGATAAGGGTATAAATGGTTACGAGAATTCTCAGTATAAATATCGTGCTAATCTTTCACCCGTAGGGGCGAAAAATGTATTGCTTGCTATACGGTATCCTATTTTTCTTACTAGTCTTATCATGGATATGGCTAATAAGGACTTTAGACCTTGAAAATTCTTAGGGATTGATCAACTATACAAGGTCCTCATCTATTCTTTCCCGGGTACTGGTCTTAAACTTATGAAGTTTGGAGCAGTTCCTTGATCAGATATTACTTTTCTGAAAGAAAGGAAGGATAGAGGAAGATGAGTGTACGCTTTGATCATGACCTGTTTTGGTCCTTTTTCCGGCCTATGACAGTTAAATCCCAACTGGGATTCAACTGAAATGGTACACTGAGCAGAAGTCGTGTTCTTAGGAGCACTACGGAAGTTAGGTGTAAGGTTAGAGGCAAATCAAATATTCTTGATCCTCCGTGATTACATTATCCGAGCAGCGAAGAGACCATCTTGGGTGAAAAACCTTAAGGGCCTCTACTCTGCGGGGAAATGGAAAACTTACTTTTGAACTTTGATAGCTAAACCGTTGAACTGTAGACTTATGATCAGTCATACTATAGAGATGCTAGTTTCTCCTATAATGTGGATTGGATGGAAAACCCCAATTAACCCTGAACAGGTTTTTGGATTAGTTCCTCAAAACACAGAATTTGAGAGATACATCTTTAAATTATGATGGAAAAATACCTCAAGGTCTTGATGGTGGCGTGACGTGACTTTGAGTTTGTTAATGTCCCTAGTAGCAATTCTTTCCCTATCATGGGTGATAGTCTTAACTGATCTACTATCAAAATTGTGTAAACAAATATCGATTAGTATTTCATGACTAGTAAATGATCTTTCTGGAGGTAACTTCGCTAAGACTCGTGAAGCTTGGAAATCCAAGGTTAATCCCGAGGGTGCGAATATTTTGTATATCATGTTACCAGAAGGTGTCAGGGCATCGCCCGGATACCGTCCGACTACTTTTTCTGAAACTAAAAAGGCAAACCCTCTCTATGGAAAACGTG